TCTTGTATGATGGAAATCAGAAAAATTTCCGTGGATCAGTTGCTGCCTGCCAGCTACAATCCCAGAAAAGACCTGCGACCCGGCGATCCCGAATTTGAAAAGCTGAAACGCAGTGTGGAAGAGTTCGGTTATGTAGAGCCGGTGATCTGGAACCAGCGGACAGGAATTGTTGTTGGTGGCCACCAGCGGCTGAAGGTGCTGAAGCATCTGGGCTATACGGAAGTGGATTGCGTGGTGCTGGACATTGATGAGCAGAAGGAGAAAGCTCTCAATGTTGCGCTGAATAAGATCAGCGGCGACTGGGATATGCCTCTGCTGACTGCGCTGCTGAAAGATTTGGATGAGAGCGGCTTCGATGCAACTCTCACCGGCTTTGATGTTTCAGAAATGAGCGATATGTTCGATGACCAGTCGGAGATCACCGAGGATGAGCCTCCGGCATTGGCACCACAGGAGCAGGAACCCTTTACCCAGCCGGGAGACCGCTGGCTGCTGGGGCAGCACGTCTTGTATTGTGGTGACAGCACAAAGGCCGAAGATGTGGCAGCACTCATGGGCGGCGATGTAGCAGACCTCTGCATCACAGACCCGCCCTACAATGTTGCCTACGAAGGAAGCAACGGCAAAACCATTCAGAACGATAACATGCCGGAGGAACAGTTTATTTCTTTCCTGACAGCTGCATTCCAGCAGATGCATGCTGCGCTGAAACCCGGCGCTCCCTTTTACATCTGGCATGCGGAAACGGAAGCAGGTGCATTCCGGCGCAGTTGCACTGCTGCACTGGGCAAGGTGCGGCAGATGTTGATCTGGAATAAGAATTCCTTTACGCTGGGTCATCAGGACTACCAATGGAAGCATGAGGCATGTATATATGGCTGGACAGAAGGTGCCAGCCATTACTTTGTGGATGACAGAACGCAGGCTACTGTCATCGAGGATAAACGGATCGACATCAATAAACTGAAAAAGGATGAGATGCGGCAGCTACTGCGGGATATTTTCAGCGATAAGGTTTCTACGACTGTGATCGATGAAGATAAACCCGCTCGGAACGCAGATCACCCGACTATGAAACCATTAAAGTTACTGGCGCGGCTTGTCAAAAACAGCAGCCGACAGGGTGAACTGGTGCTGGATACCTTCGGGGGCAGCGGCAGTACACTGATTACCTGCCAGCAGCTGGGGCGGCGATGTTACACAATGGAGCTGGATCCCAAGTATGCAGATGTGATCGTGAAGCGATACATGAAATTTACAGGCTGCAGTGAGGTTACGCTCATCCGAAATGGTGAAAAAAGTTGTGTTAAAATTGCTAATTTTTAATCTTTTCTCTGGACTTTCCTCCCTCTTTCTGGCTTAATTGTCCTACCAAAAAACAAGGAGGACAACGACAATGACCATTGAAAAAGCGCAGAAAGACTTCAATCAGCTGATCCCGGAGAACGGCTTCACCCTCGCCGCAGAGGCCAACGAAACTAGACCAGCCGTCTACCACAGAGTGTGGAAAAAGCGGGTGCAGGTTGCATGGTACGGTGAGCAGGAGGACACACTGGAAGTCAGAATCAGCCTGAGCTACGGATACCCGCTGGTGTGCGTCAAGCGCAACGGACGTGATGACCCTAAGTTCATCCGGGACTACAGCAGCCCCAAGAGAGCAATGAATGCAATCCGCGAGATCGTGCGGTGCGCTGGCTTCGAGTGGTAAGGGGGTGGCAGTATGTGGGCAGAAGGAACCATCCTCATCGGCGGTAAGGGATACCGCTACTGGGTAAAGCACTTCAGCCGCCGCTCCAAGCATGGGATCAACGGCGGCAAGATCAGCAAGTGCATGATCAAGCGCGGCGAAGAAATCGTCTGTAATTATGATCGTGGCTGGGATGTGGAACCAGCAGACGATGATACCCGGGTCGCGCTGGAAATCCTGCTGTATGACTACAACTAAGGAGGCGACCATGGAAAAGAAATTGCACTTTTATATGACCGCCACAATCGATGCGGACATGGATGCCGACTGTAGCTTCGCAGGCCAAATCGGTGAAATCATCCACAGGTTTGTCAGTAATGATTGGGGTGACCTCTGTAAGAGTGACTGCAGGCTCAATCAGCTGGCTATGAAAAATGGTGGCAGAGTTCTCGGTGCGTACAACACCTATCGCGGTCGAGTGTATGTGATCACCGATGACGCGCTGGCCAATCCCACGGTCACCACAATTATGTACGCAGACGAATATTAAGGAGGACGCAGCCATGAAGCAGGAAAAACCAATCATCGAATACGATCCCTACGGTCATACTGGAAACATCTTCTGGATTCTGGGGGAGGTCAATAAAATCATGCGGAAGCAGAGTAGGATCATTGCTTACAATGAACTGCGGGACAGGGTCTTTGAGGCACAGAGCTATGAGGAAGCGTTGGTCATCATCGGTGAGGAAGTGACTCTTATCCGCAAAAGGCGATAACAAAATCATTGGAGCGGCAGCGCAGTAAGCGCTGTCGTTTTTTGTTGGTCAGGAGGAATTCATTGAGTAATGGTGAAATTTTAATACCCGAAAAGAAAATCATAACGAATCCCTCACTGGCGGATCGTGCGGTGGCGTTCATCAATGCTTTGAAGCATACCAAGGGTGAATGGCATGGCAAGAACTTTTCTCTGCTCCCATGGCAGGAAACCATCATCCGGGATGTGTTCGGCACAGTGAAGGAAAATGGCTACCGGCAGTATAACACCGCCTACATCGAAATACCGAAAAAACAGGGTAAGAGCGAACTGGCAGCAGCCGTCGCTCTTTATTTGTTAGCAGGCGATGGTGAGTGGGGCGCAGAGGTATACGGCTGTGCCGCTGACCGCCAGCAGGCATCCATTGTGTTTGATGTGGCATGCCAGATGGTAGAACAGTGTCCTGCGCTGAAAAAGCGAATCAAGCCGATTCTTTCCCAGAAACGGCTGGTGTACACACCGCTGAACAGCTTCTATCAGGTGCTGTCGGCTGAAAGCTATACCAAACACGGTCTGAATGTCCACGGTGTTGTTTTCGATGAGCTGCATGCCCAGCCAAACAGACTTCTGTACGATGTTATGACCCACGGTTCCGGCGATGCCAGAAAGCAGCCCCTTTTCTTTTTGATCACTACTGCAGGCACCGATCGTAATAGTATCTGCTGGGAGGTGCATCAGAAGGCAAAGGATATTATGGCAGGCAGGAAGCACGACCCGACCTTTTATCCCGTGATCTACGGCATCGAAGATGACGATGACTGGTCAGATGAAAAGGTGTGGTACAAAGCCAATCCATCTCTGGATGTAACGGTGGACGTGGACAAACTCCGCGCTGCCTATAACAGTGCCAAGGAGAACCCGGCAGAAGAAAACCTCTTCCGGCAACTGCGACTGAATCAGTGGGTGAAGCAATCGGTTCGTTGGATGCCCATGGATGCGTGGGATAAATGTGACGCAGCAGTTGACCCGGATGCCCTGATTGGACGGGAGTGTTATGCGGGTCTGGACTTGTCCAGCAGCACGGATATTACTGCATTTGTGCTGGTATTCCCCCCACGCAGCGACGATGAAAAATATATCATTCTCCCATACTTCTGGGTGCCGGAGGACACATTGGAACTCCGGGTACGACGGGATCATGTTCCCTACGATGTGTGGCAGCGGCAGGGGTCGATCATGACCACAGAAGGCAATGTCATTCACTACGGATACATCGAAGATTTCATTGAAAACCTCGGTACCAAATATAACATCCGGGAGATTGCCTATGACCGATGGGGCGCAGTGCAAATGAGCCAGAATTTGGAAGGGTTAGGATTTACAATCGTACCCTTCGGTCAGGGCTTTAAGGATATGTCCCCGCCCACAAAGGAATTGATGAAGCTGGTGCTGGAGGGCAGGATCGCCCATGGCGGTAATGCACCGCTGCGCTGGATGATGGATAACATCTACGTCCGAACAGACCCAGCAGGCAACATCAAGCCAGACAAAGAAAAATCCACAGAAAGAATCGACGGTGCTGTCGCAACAATCATGGCACTGGACAGAGCGATTCGTAATGAGAATACAGGTGCTTCTGTTTACGATGGCAGAGGCATTTTGTTTATATGACCTCAGTGTTGAAAGTAAGATTTCCATCAGCTATAATAAATAATCATGCAAAAAAGGATGATGTTTGTGGAGCAGCCTGCAAAGAAGGGACGCATCTATACTTTTACGGCATCCGAAAATACGGATTCGCTGACTAAAAAATGTCGTAGGGCATACGAACGGTTGGTTCGGCTGAATGCACCGTACTATTTGGTTCTCCGTAGAGAGGATGAAGAGTCCGTAATGTGTGTGCCATTAACAGAAGAGAAGATCAAGCACG